AGTCAAGCCATCTCTCATTACCTCTCTCAATCCTTTATATAGATCTGGATTTTTTGTTTGAATGGAATGTAAAAATTCATGACCGAGAACTCGCGTAACAGCCTGCGCGTCTTCCACATCCTTTATAAATACCGTATTTGGCATATCACCGCGATACTTACCGTTTGCGATACTATCTCCAGAGTAAAAGACAACATCGAGCCCTAACCTGCTACCGAGTTTTTGAACTTGGTGATGTCCAAATTTAAAATCTGTAACAACTTTAGCTCCGGGCATGATTGAAGAGAGCCGTTTTTGTGCCTCTTCAGGAGTGATAACTGGGCGGGAAACGCTCGCGTCTTCTGGTTGAAATGCGTTTGTTTCAAGCATTGACCTTACAGAAGTTTCACCTTTTTGACGGTATTCGTTTAACTGTTGTTGCTTTACCCAAATCTGACCCGCCGAAGATCTTACATCTGGTATGCCTTCGATGCCCATTACGGCGCGGACCTGTGCCGGAGGAATCTTCAGTTCAGAGACGATCTGGCTGCGTGTCTTTCCTTGCTTAGCGAGTTTTACCACCTCTGTCGTCATACCTGCGTCAACAGCCATAGCGTAGTCGGCCTCCATCTTCTGACGGAGACCCGGAAGCATCTTGGATGTATCACCTTTCCAAACGATCTCAGTGACCGCAGGAGTGGTAGTGGTCGTCGCTGGGACAGCTTCAACTCCTTTTGTGGTTGCAACAACATCCGGTGCCTTTTTCGGTGGAAAATTAATCTTAACTGAACGATCATTCACTTTAGGCTGGTCGATCTTCACTTGGGCCAGCTTGTCCTTGTATGTCGGAGCGGGTGCTGGTTTCTTGGATTCGGATCTCTGGAACTCAGATACCCGGTTGGCCTGTGCCTTGGCTTCAACTTGGCCCATGATGTCAGGAGAGGCTGTGCCATCTTGGATAGACTTCAGTAGATTCTCGGGAGTCAGGGTGTCAATGGCGTCTTGATTGGCCTCCCACGACTTCATGTCTGTGGCGTTGGGTGTTTCGGATTCCAATCGAGCGCGTTCGTTCTCCACCAAGCGTGTCAGCATTGGCACTGCTGCGTTTTTAATCTCATTAGGTTTAAAGTTACCTTGAGGTACATTCAATGGCTCAGATTTGGTCGTAGCGACTTCCTGCGCCTTGGCTGTGCGCTGTTCAGACTCATTCCAGATCTTTTCGTAGGCTTGTTGAAGCTGAGGGCTCGAATTAGCTATCTCCCCACCAAATAGATCCTGATACGTCTGTTGTTGATTCTCTCTATCTTTTTGAGCGAGCATGTCAGGATTTGCCTTGTCAACGCCTTGCTGAATGACTTGAGTCTGTCCAGGAACAGCCGGCTGACCGGGAGTCGTGATAGTCTTCTCTGGTTGGCGAACGACGTTTTCTACAGAGATTCCCGGACGTGTTTTTTCATTGACGAAATCAATTGCTTTCCCGGCACCGTTGAGTATTGCTTTTGGAGCCTCTACAATACCACCGCCAAGAATTGACGCCGGACCTGCGACCGCCATGGCGTTAAGATCATTTGCCGGATTGATGATGCTTTGTTCGTTGGGATTCATTGAGAACACTTTGATGTCTTGACCACCGACAAATTTATTGACAGCTCCCTCCCACCAGTTCTGAGGAACTTCCTCCCACATTTCTCCGAAGGTTGACTTTGCGTAGTCAACAGCCTTGCCTATGCCACCTTCGCGATACAATTTATTGATACCTCCACCCTCAAGGATGGATTGACCATAAGCATCCATGAACGCGGTAAACGTAGCACGGAGATCATCCATGCCGGATGCGAGATTGCTCTGATAGGCTTGCGCGAATATCTTCATTCCCATAGGAACCGTCTCTGGGCTAACCAATGCTTTTTTAGCAATGGTAGCCATGGCTATATTCCTAGTTTCTTTTTTTGCAAGCATTTTACCAAGCTCTTTAAATCCAATAGAGGTCGCTTCACCTGCGGTGCTACCTCCACCAGTTAAGACTGCGAGACCGATGGTTCCGACCATATAAGGAATAACAGAAGCTACCTGTGCGACAAACTTGTTGTCTGCTAATCCAACCATGTCGCCGGACTTCTGCATTGTTTTCCCACCCTGAGCAATAAGTTCAGATCCGGACTTCCTTGCGGTTTCGGCTTGAGATATTCCTTGAGCGAGATTCTGCTCGACGTTCTTACCAAAAGAACCGGCCCCACCAATAGATTGACCTAAGGCCATGAATGGATCAGAACCTGATCTCATAGCTTCGCCTGAAGCCAATGGAGATCCAATCTTGCCTGCCATGGTTTCCAATGTTCCTTGGGTACTTACGAGCGAAGACTTCAACCCGGTTTCTAAATCTCTGAGTACGCCTTTTGGCATGGCTGAATCACGGTTTATTTGCGCGTCAAGTTCCGCGAGCTGTGACTTTCTCTCTGCCTCTGCAATAATACCCGGAAGCAGATTCTCTTTTAAAGCGGCGGCGTACTGAGGATTGGTTTGGTAGTTGTTCAGATCTGCTCTCGGCCTAGACATAGAGATATATTTAAGCCAAGACTGCTCGTCCTGAGGATTAAATGCTACCCTCGCCTTTGCTTGGTCCAATTCCAATCCTTTTCGAATCTCAGCTTGCGATGGAGGAGTCTTCATCAAGTCAGACTTCTTCTTAAGAATAGAGACCGCACTTGCAAAATTCGTTGGTGACGTTGGATTGTTTTTGGCATATGAGGAGTTTTTATACGCAGATTCAAGTCCGTCTTGTTCATTAAGAAGCGCATTTTTATAATCCACATCAAGCGTCTTGATTGCCAGTTCATGTTCTTTTTTCGCATCAAGGTACCTTTTGTTCACCTCTGCGGGATCAATTGGTTGAAATGCTGTCGGAACGACATGTTGACCCATTCGCATCTGATCCACAGATTTTGGTTGGTCAAATGTTGAAACTGCCGACTGCACCACGGATTTTACAGGTGCTTGCATCCCGATAGGGGAAGGCGCTTGTACATTTGATTGAACAGGTGCTTGAGAGATAGGAACCGTTCCCTCAGGAACGACATGTTGACCCATTCGCATCTCGTCATTCTGTATGCGAGAGAGCAGTGGGTTCTTGTAGGATGTAGAGTTTTCGGACGCAGAGGCAGACTCCTTGCGAAGTCTGTCTAAATACGCGTTTCCAGCCATAAATTGTACCTCCTCAGGCCGTGCCTGTTTATTTTAGATTGAGGCTGTTTGCAAGTCTATCTTGCTCTGGTTTGTCGAGTCCCGAGTTCATGATCAGTTTAGCTACATCATCCTGCTTGAATCTTGGGGTATCGGTTTGCTTTCCATAGTTAGGAGAGTTAACGTCCCCATCAGTGGATTTAATTGTTACACCAATCATGTCCCATGCCTTTTTGAACGTGTCCTCATACAACTTCGCCTGTGCTCCAGCGCCTTTTGCATCAGCAGCAGCCAACTTGGCAATATTGTCTGGGTTCTTCGGATTTTTCGACCATTCATACTGGTCACGATTCAGTTGCAGGTTACCCCATGAGATGGCGTGAGATTCGGATGAATCGCTTGCACTCTGATTAAAATTATTCAACCACTGACCATCAGCAATCTTGTCACGGTCCTTTGCGTAGTTAAAGGTCTTCAACCACTGCGCGGACTGTGTATCCGTCTGCTGTTTCTGGAGAGTGTCTTGTCCGTTGTATGTGCCTGTCAATCCTGCCGTTGCAATCCCCCGGTTAAATTGATCATTGGCAGAGTTGTATTGGTTCGTGAAGGCTCTCGCATTCTCGTCGATCAAAGCTTGATTCTTTTGGGCCGTGTTTGTGGCAATGAGCTGTTGTTCCTGACTAGATGTCGATGCCTTCAGATCGTTTATGGCCTTCTTGAGGTTGTCGACGAAGCTGATCTCCTGCTGAGTCAATGCGGTCTTTTGACCCTGACCTGATGCCACAGTCGCGCCTGCGTCTGATTGGACCCCGCCGCTAAATGAGATTCCCTTTGCGGCAGCTGTCTCGTTTTGTCGTTGCAGTCCTTGATTCGTTGCCACATCAACAGCGTCTCTCTGTGGCTGATACGTCGCAGCAGCACCGTCAATCTGTCCTTGATAGTTGGAGATACCTTGGTTCATACCCTGTTGCAGAGAGGCCTTCTGAGCCGCAAGCATAGAGTCGTACATCCCACTGATGTTTCCGACTTGGCTCTGGTACTGAGGGAGATCCGTGCCTGATCCAACCGGAGGCTTGACAAGAGATTGATCCAATGCGATAGTCTGAGACCCGTCCCCACCTCCACTGAACCCGGCCTGCGCTCGGACAGCCTCCGCGTTGGCGTGGGCAGCCTGCATCGCAGTGGTATCTTTACTTGCAGAGGCTTGGTTATACGCCAGTTTAAAATCTTCAATCTGCTTCTTTTGAGCGTCGGTCAATGTTCCGATTGCCATTGGTTATACCTCCTCAAGGGGAACTTCTACGTTCAGAGATTTTGATACCTCTGCATCTGAAACTTGTTTCTTGACTGCAACCGTAATAACTCCACTCACAACCATCTCGTCGAGTAGGTCCAGACGCGCTTTTTTCTCTTTCTGTTTAATGTGCTGGTCAAGACGTTTGTTATCTTGCTTGTGAACGATTTTCTCTTCCTTATCCTGATGGTCAATCAAGGAAGCGGTCACGTAAGTGAGGCTGTCCACATCATTCTCGTTGAGAAAGTCGCCCTGCATATCATCACGGATGACAATCAGTGCAGGAGTAGCGCGAATATACTTCTTGAATGGGTTGTCGCCGTCCATGATTTCCACACACTCAACGTCTAGTCCTTGGGATTCCACCTGTGCTTTGAGGTCTAGGTCAGGCTGTGAGTATTGGTTATAAAATAAAAGTGCTTTCATGTGTTTCCTCCTTTATGAAATCTGTTGAAGATGTATCGTACCTACAGAGCCTGACGAACCTGAGCCACCCGCTTCGCCTGTGCCGTTTCCTGTTCCTGCGGCTCCCCCAGTTCCTCCAGCAACAGAGCGAGTCCCTACAAATGTATTGGCGCCTTTATAGAACTCAGCAATTACTCCGCCACCTGACCCTCCACCACCACCGCCGCCACCTGCTCCTGCGGCTGTTTGTGCACCCGCTCCACCTGACGCACCCGCTCCACCTGAGGCAAGAATCCCTCCATTTCCAGAAATGTTACCACCAGCTATTAAAAGAATCAACCCTCCAGAAGCACCATTAGAATCCGCTCCAGATGAAGCAGAAACATTTCCATTCCCGTTCCAAGCTCCACCACCACCGCCACCGCCACCGCCGCCCCCATAACCGCCGGCGCCAGCGCACGCCCAACCTGCCGCAGATGACGACGCAGAACCACTTCCTCCACATCCGGGACCACCTTCGTTTCCATTAACAGCCACTTGCGCGGCAGTCCAACACGTTACCGCATTAGAACGAATAGTAGAAACCATCTCCGCATATATAACCGTGCCACCAGTGCCACCCATGCCACCCTGCGTTGACCCGCCGCTTCCACCGCCACCAAAACCACCTGTGTTTATTCGCCCACTCCCACCAAAACCACCTATTCGTCTGCCAGTAGCACCGCTGTACCCACCACCATAACCGCCATTCCCACCATAACCGCCTCTCAGCGCTTGGAGTTCAGTGGTCATCTTGTAGAACTTGTCGATGGTCTTCGGTGTGTCTGTGTAGGTTGCTGTGTAGGTGTACTCAGCTACAGGAACGGAGAAGTTGGCTGTATACATGGCTTTGACTTTGACGATGCGGAATTCGTCAATTTGTCCTGCGAAGTAGTTTCCAGAAACTGACCCTTGTCGCCCTATTGCTAATTTATCTACGCTTCTTAGCATTGTAGATAAAAAATCCGAGGTAACTAATGTGCCATCAACGTAAACACCTATGCTCCCCTTGTATTTTACTATAGCAATATGATACCAAGTATTTATAACAAAAGTATTTGGAACAGTCAATCCTGCGCCATTCATACTGATTAATAAATTTCCACTAGCGTTTAAATACGCATACATAGAATAATAAGTTTGTGTTGAATTATGATCAGAAAATATAAATTTATTAGAAGCAAGAGCAGTTGGTCTCATCCAAAAATCAATCGTAAAGTCATCCTGTCCAAAACTAAAATCATCACTAGCAGGAGTGTCAATCCACTGATTCGTCCCATTAAAACTAATTGCATGAGTCCCAAACTTCTTATTCGTTGCATCGAACGTAGCCGCACCATTGTTCGTCCAAGTCCTACCGTTATCATCCGTGATGTTGTTGTTAAAATGTAGTAGGCTCGATGTCTTTGCTGTCTTCTGTGCTTTCTTCGTCACCAGCATCGGAATGATATTCCCATTGGGTGCTATCCCTGCTTTTTGGCTCATGTCGATTGTGCCATTGTTTATGATGTCGATTTGACTGTAGAGGATTAGTCCTTGATTGGGGTTTTCTACGGTCATGTAGTAGCCTACTGGAAGAGTGATGGATGAGTATTGCTTGATAACTGCCGCACCGTTAAGGGATGATGGGAGAATGATGTTCCATACCAGTGTCGTTTGACTTGCACTTAATGCATTGATACTCATTCCTTGACACGAAAAAGTACACGCAGAACCTCCTGCTAGTAAAACGAGCCTCCAATAGCGATAAGGCACATTTGATATAGTGTTTGTATTCAAAGTCTTATCTACACCCGAAGTTGTTATAGATGCTGTATTCCCTGCCTGAGTCCAAGTTGCATTATCGTTACAGCATTGTAAAGTTATATTTCTTGCAACTCCTACACTTATAACTGCGTTGTATATAAAACTAAGAGCTACCGAAGAATCTTTGAATAATTGTGGACTTCCAAAATCCAAACTGAACAACACTTGGTCTGCTGTTGTTAATGCATTTGTCGTAAATACAGTGCCAGCATTCATATCCCACAGATTCGCTACCGTTCCCCCATTGGGTGCTGTTGTAATGGCAGACAATACTGGAATAGTTCCATCACTGCCATCCCCGAAAAAATTTCCGAGGCTAGAACTACCCAAGAAAAAACTTGTACCATCGCCCAAAATCGAGTAAACACCTGTGGTGAGCACTTCTGTAATAGCTACACCCTCAGCATTCAGCAGATTGACTCCGTTGATAGTGACTGCTCCGCTTGAGTTCGCGTTGAACTTAACGGTGAACAGTCCTGATGCTGGCACAGAACCGATAGTCGTGTAGGCATTTCCGATGTTGGTCGTGAGCACGTATCCTCCGATTCGAGCGTCAAGTTCTGCCTGTGTTGCAGGATTAAACGCCAACTTGGCTTCGGTCACAGAACCGTCCGCAATGCCACCTTGGACCACGGTCATAAATTGTGCATACGCGTGTTTGAGTTTAGCCATTATCGTACTTGAACTTGCGTCCCCGATATACATAGGTCCGGCACCAATCTGATCCGCGCCAGATGCATCCTCGGTTGTTGATGTCAGGTCCGCAATCATTCCATTTGTCTGTGACTTCAGTTCGTTGGTAGATTGGTCAAACCACGATTTTAGAGCCGTTGGAGTCATAGCGGGTTTATCCGGCAGTGCCGAATGTGTCTTAGTGAATGCTGTAATAAGTCTGTCGATTAATCCCATAATTATCTTACCCCCGATAAGTATTGATAAATGATGTCAATGCTAGAGAATCCCATGAAGTCATCAATTTCTCCCGTACTAGACAGTCTTGCTTGAAATCTTTGTATTCCGCGAGCGTTGTCGATACGTGTCGTGAATGCCTGCTCGTACTGCGTAGATAGATAAGACCACCGAGAATAATCAACGGTATTATAATCCATAAAGTCTAGAGGCTCTTCGTGTTCGGCGTCGTAGTCGCCCTCCTCGGTAGAATATCCTACTACGAGTGTAGCATGGCTGTAAGGTTTCTGAGTAATAGTCAGCTTCTGCACTAACTTAGTCAGGTCGTCCCGTTCGAAGGTTGAGAAAATCATGTCCCAGTGGCAATCAGGAATGGCTGCTCCGTCATCATTGTAAGGGAGAGCCTCAGACGGATCCTTGAATCGGTATACCATTCCGATTGTATCAGAACCAAAGTATAGGTAATCTTCGTCTGAGCACCAGAATGCAGCATAAACACCAGACCATTTATACCAAACAGGAACATATTCTCCAGACGCCTCGTCTTTTACCTGTTTGTGATAGTCGCAGACCCAAACGATTCCACTGCCGCAGGACAGGTAGTACCGGTCTCTATGATCGACCGCGTGACCGTGATTTCCATCCGTTGTGATATCAACCAGAGTAGAGACTTTTCGAACGTTGCGTTCATCTCTCACGTTGGAACCAACGACTTCATACACGCCCGTGTCGGACAGGAAAAATGGATTGTTTTCAACCATCTCGATTGAATCAAACTCCATACATCCTTCACCTGAGTTGAGCGGAACGGCAGGATACCTTGTCACTGTTCGGCCGTTTGCGTCGGTGGTTATTTCCCATGATCGAAGATAGATGCTATGCTCTTTAAAAACTACCATGCGGTCATATTGTACGGAATACCCAACGATACGGTCGTTATCTCCACCAATGCGGTCATAGTTCGTGTCGGGCCAGTATGTAGGATCATAAGCGCCGGACAAAGGAAGACCCGTCCACCAATCGATATGGGGATAGTCAGGATTACCTGACACAAATACTTTTGAATCACTGGGTCCACCGTAGGTCTGCGCGACCGTACATTTTTTGATTCGGTCAGCGTTTCCTGATGTAACCTTGCGGACCTGAACAACGAGATTATTTGTCCCCGCACCGGGATTCGCTGTCAATGTCACGACTCCGGTTGTCAAATTGACGGTGTAGTCCGTGGTCACTGTCTTGAGAACGCCACCAATCCACACAGATTCAAGTGCGTCAAGCGGAGCTCCATACATTGTGTAAGCTGTGGTTCCTGCCACTGTGGAGAATGACTGCTTCCACCTCGGCTGAATCAGATTCATATCCTCATTCCGTGTACCACCTCCACCCGGAGGAGTACCGATCAGAAATGTAGGGATATAGGCGATGGTCTCTGCATCTACAGCCGTCGTGCCATCATAGACAACAAACTTCGTACCATCGATGATGCAGATCTTCGTTGCCAAATTGAATGCGACTGAGTGTCGCAGTCCTGACATTCCACTGTATATCTCTGCAGGCTGAAATCCTAAAATATCAAACAGATACAACTTGGTGCCGTGATGAACGATTTTAACCTCGTTCCCTGAGGGATTGAGGTATTTGTGGATGCCGAGAATCTTCCCTGTTCCGAGAGAAGTAGGAAACGCCTTTTCGTAGCCTGTACGCATCTCCGGCGTTCCTTCGTCGTTCAGGATACAGTTCAGCATGTCAGGACTTCTGCGGATATCTCTGGTCCCGGTGATGTCCATCCCTTTGAACTCTCTGATGGAGATTGGATTATTCTGTCTCGGAGAAGTTCTTGCAGGTTGAATCATGACGTCACCACCTTTACCTGTTTCTGCTGCGTAGGTTTAACGATAGATCCAAAACTGTCATTGAACAGACCAAGCCATACCTGCGCTCGTGCTGTATCATAGTCCGTACCCTCCTCAGACAGAAACTGATAGTCTGCAAACTGACAGAGGACAAACGGATCCACGATGCGAGGGTGAAGAGGCACTTCAACATCAAGACCAACGAGAGTCATGTTAGCCGGAAGATAGTCATACGTTACTTGGATAGTCGAACCAGACTCCACGTTTTTAACCCATACGTCCTCGATTGCATCTACAAAGAATGAACGATCCTCGTTGTTCTGTTTTACTTCTCTGACTCGTATGCAGGTCCTTGTCAAGTCTGAAATGGCGAATGCCACACCTGACATAATAACGTCGTCCTGCCCTACCGGAGCGTACTTCTCACGGCATACTTTTCTCAGAGCGTAATTGATCCCAGAAAGAAATCGGGTAGCATACTCTAGTCCCTTACCCACATACCCTTCGGTGGTCCGTGTCATCAGTTTGCTGTTGTATGTATTCCTTGCACATTCTTGCAGTAAGTCGTTAAGCGTCATACATTATCCTCCATAGAGGTAGTCGTTAATCAATGGTCTTCTGAGATCTTTTGCGAGCGATTCCGCGTATAAACTCTGCGCTCTGTCCATGGAAGCGTCTATCCGGGAGTTGTTTTTCTCAATCTCATCAATGACGTTTCCATTTGTATTTAACCATACCGAGCGCCTGATTTCCGCAACGAGGTTTCTGTCAAATTGACCATATGGGACCCGTTGAAAGTAAGATCCGTTATGGGTAATAGTGTAGGACTCCGACACAAAGTCAAACGTTATGTCGAAACCCTTTTCGATTTCCTTGAGAATGGGTATGAGTTCTTTGCATTTTGCTCCCTGTGGATCATTCATTTTTTCTCTCCTCCTGTTGATTACATTGCTGTGCCTCTTGCACCAATTTCATTCCAGTTTGTGCCATCGTAGATGAATGTGATAGTGAATACCTTCGCCGTAACCGCGCCCGTCGCCAGCACGCCATTACTCTTGAAAGCTGTACCGAAGGTGATGTTGTAAGTGGTAGTGCCTGACGTCGTAATGACGAACGTGCACGTCTGCCCAATATTACCACCTGTAGCGTTTAGCGTACACGCGCCCGTGGGTACTAGTGTTTTCAGGCTACCATCCATTGTGACCGAGATTGTGCCAGTTGTGGCTGGTAGAGCCGTACCTGCGCCACTTGCGGTGATGTTGGGTTTGCACCCCAGCGCAAGGAAAGCGGCCGTGTCGGTAATCATAGTCTTGAGGATGGTGTCATTTGTCTCGTAGGCCGCATCGACTGCAGTCAGAGTGGACACGTCGTTGTCTAGAAATACAAGTCCTGTCAGCGCGGTAGCCCCAAGGTACAGGGTCTTGAGTGGGGTCTTGTTTGTGACACCGCCCTTGATGAACTTGTTGCGCTTTATTTCTACCCCAGCACAGTTGTTGAAGTTACACAGACCGTGGTATGTCGCCGTGGATGGTTGCATGTAAGCGCAGTCCACCGTGCGGTTGTCGTAGATGCGGATGCGCTTATGCTGTGTGGTTGTGCCAACGAAAGTGAATGCCGCAAACGGCCAACTGATGATGGTGTTTCCGAAAACGTCAAGGTCTTCAATCCCATTATCAGTGATACCTTTAATAGCACCACAATAAGTGTAGGCGATTCCACCGCCAAGCCAGTTATCAATGTCTATCTGAATCGTGATGGCCACAGTCTCAGCGCCTGCCGTAAATGTTGCCGCCGCGAAAGTAAGTGTCTTTGCAGAAACACCAGTTATTCTCTTGGCTGTGACGTTGTTACCAGCATTGACCGTGCATCCACTAATCTTGATGTAGTCACCGATGGTGAAGTCCTTGAAGTCCAATCCTGTCGTCGTGACTGTAGTTGTTGTGAAAGTCAGTTGATTCGCGCCCGACACGTAGGATGTCTTGGTATACTCGCTGATATTACCCGATATTTGAACGTTCTTAAAGAAAGCACCATCAACCATACCGTCTCGAAGTTCGATGGAGGTTGTTGGTTTAAATCCCGATGTCAACCCGCCGCCGTTCCCACCGACATGGGCGTTGTGATAGTTATCCTTGATGATAAGATTGCGGCTGATGACACCTGCGATGGTATTTGCACCCCAGCAGGATACGCCTCCAAGGCATTTGAAGAATCGGTTGTGTGTGATTTGGACGCCGCCGCGGACTAGGTTATCGGGGAATGTGGCATACTGCATTGGGGCTTGAACGTGAATAACACCATTCTTAACGCGAGTTGCTTCATTGTTAAATACAATACCTGCAGGCATGTGAACCTCATAGGCTGTCTCGGGCATCCACTCAGCAATCCCACCAGCGTTGGTTGCGATTACCTCGTTGTTTGTGCAGACTACGTTGATGCCATCTAGGTTTACCACGCTGACATCGTAGATAGCGTCGGCCTTTTTAGACCAGTAGAACTTACAGTCTGTAACGATGATTTTATTTCCGTAGCCATCGTTTGGCTGTGTAAGTATCTGAGTGATTCCATAACCGTAGAACTGACAATCTCGCACCTCCATCGTGTCGAAAGCGTTGTAGTGTAGGATGTGGCATCCAAGGACACCCGTCGGTGTGAGCGCAGAATCTCCTGTTTGGTCAAAGCCCATGTTAATCCACCTGATGTTGTCGGCATGGCAGACAGCCATGATGTTGTAGATGGCTGTTTCTTTGGTGCAAAGTCGAGCGTCTCCGATTCCCTCAAGAGTCATATTAGCTGGGATGCTCAACGCTCCTGCTGTGATGAGGTATCTACCTGCTGGGAATAGTACACCAACGCCAATGCTTGCGGCATAGGCCATCGCGGCGTTGATTGCCGCCGTGTCGTTGTGGGTATTGTCACCATAAGCGTCATATCCCGCCGCTTTGACGCTGATTCTTTGATTGTTGATAGCTGTTAGGCCTGCAGGAGTTCCACCACCACCACCCGATAGTGCTTTAAGAGCCCATGTTCTCGCTGTGATGTCTACCATTGCTTTTCCCATGTTTATGCGCCTCCTTTGATGAAGGCTGTTCCGTCCCATTTATAGACCACCAAGGTGTCCCACACGATGCAGGTCTCGCCTACGGATAGTGTACCGTTTGCCGCTGTGACAACGTCGGATAGATTTCCTACGGCGCGGCAGTACCATACGTCTTCATTATCGTCATGCCAGTATGTTTGAGCAGATGCCATATAAGCCTCCTTATACTGAAAAAGGGAGGAGGTGTATACCCCCTCCCTTACGAAGTTGTGCTTAGTATCCGTATACCGTGACCTTCATCTTGATCGTTGAAATATCGGCGGCGTTGGCTACTTGAGTACCTGCGGCGACAAACATCACAATCTTGTTGTTGGTGTAGTCAAATACCGCAAAGTGAGTACCTACAGTTTCAACCTCAGGTATGACTCTCTCGATACTAGACAATCCAAGTTCTGCAGGTGTGAGTGGATATCCACCCGTTGCATAAGAGGAATCGCAGGTGATCGAGAGATGTGCAACTTTCATGCGGTCTGTAGCATCAAGGAATTGCTTGGTAATTGTCTTTGCCATAGTTTACGCCTCCGTGATGTCTTCGAGAACAAAGTGAGCGTTTCTTGCGAAGCATCCCAACTCTGCGTACATGTACAACACTGCCTCGTATGCATCCTTACCAGATACACGAGAGAGGATCGCGCCGTCGTCGTCCATCCAATCGATGTCAGCCAATTTGAGCATCTTGAGCATGGACTCGTCCAAGCCGAAGATCTTGTTTGCGGGAAGATCTTTGTCTACGATGAACGGAAGTCCATTGTATCCGATAGTCTCATAACCACCTTCAAGCTTCATAGTGTTAACCATGGTCTTGGTAGCAGTCAAGAGCGCTTGATATGCTCTGCGGACGCCAAAGGTTGTGTACAATCCAGATACTTCACCTTGACCGGTTTGAATGACTGTATCAAATGCTGTTTGAAGCAGGATGTCAGAAATTGCACGATTTGTCCCAGAGTTTCCGAGCTTGATGGCCTTGTGCCAAGGATACGTAGCAACAGCGAGGTTTTGGAATGATCCATAACCGCCACCGATATCCGCATCAGACACGATACCCGTGATTCCCATGATCTCCAAATTACGGCTACCCTTGAGATACACAGCGAATGTGCTGTCTGTCGTGATAGCTGCACCGGAAATAACAAAGGATGTCGCGTTGGTAATCGATGAAATTGAACGGTCCAGAGCACCTGTGGAAGTCGTGCCATCAGCAGTAACAACAACGTCGATGTTCATGCCTGCGCGGAGCTTGGCTGTTGAAACAACAACAACAGTTGTGGAAGCAGAAGTTGTTCCGCAGGTAGCCAAGCGTCCAGTGCCATCACCTGCAAGCATACGATTGAGACCGGATTTGACATCCTTGGTAACACCCTTGATTTCAGAGTCAACCGCGCGGATGAAAGCTCCCTCATTGGTAGCAGCAGCTTTGATTGTAGGACCTGTCAACTGGATACGGCCATAGGTGTATCTCATTGGCACGATGGATTCTTTGTAAGCCTGTTGGCCTGCAGTCGGCAAGTTACCACCGTCTGAGGTAGATCCAACGCCTTCGTTGCGTCCATAATGCATGGGAATTGTGAAGTTCTTGCCTACGACGCTGTCATAGTCAGAACCAATACGCCTCAGGAGTTCTGTGGCGTAATTGATTTGCTCTCTGATTGGTCCGAGGTACTGAGTCTTGAGAATCGGGTCTAATGTTGCGAGGGTTGCACCCATAAAAATTACTCCTTCCGATTAACCGCGTGCCGCCTTAAGCATCTCTATCGAGTTCTTCTTGGCAGTATCAAAGTCTTTGACAGGAGCCTCTCCTGTGCGAGTCGCCCCGCCACCTAATTCAATAGGCGCTTGTCCTTTTTTCACACGTTCTATGTATTCCTTGATGTGTTTTTCCGGGTTTGCCGCATCCAATAAGTCTGGGAGCTTCTGTGTAAGCACATAGGCCATGGCTACATTGAGATCGACATTCGTTTGATCCGCGATGGATCTGATATCAGCAAGGTTGTCCGTGACCCACTTGCCAATCTTGGGATCTGATGTCAGCTTCTTTTCTTCGGCAGTCAGCTTCTCTTTGCGTTCAATCTTTTCAACCTTCGCTTTGAGTTCTGACGCCTCCTGTTCAGCCTTGAGTTGTTCTACTGTCTTTCCCTGCGACTCTGCCTCGTCCGACAACGCCTGATCACTCAAATGTTGTAGGTACTCAGTTTCCGTCATTCCAGATGCTTGCGCCTGCCGTGAGACAGCGGCCTTATACGGTTCATACTCAGCTTTGATCTTGCTTCTTTCGTGACCAAGTCTAGCGGCGAAGGCCTTGTTTGGATCTTTTTCGGCTTGTGCAGGAGCGGCTTCCCCCTGAGTGTTTTCGCCCGATTCGCTTAAGCCCTGTTCGTTCTCTTCCATGATTATTCCCTTCTGTGCGGCGACCACAGACCTCAACGCCCGTATTTTGACTATCATCAGTGTATTACAGCAAGTAAAAGGCCCCTGCAATAACGCAAGGGCCGGGGCAGTATATGAGGAGGGAAATCAGGAGAGCATAATCATAATAACATTATTGCGGAGTTCCACCTGCCATAGCTTGATCCATCAATTGAGGATTTTGCTGAAGGATCTGTTGTTCCTTTGGAGTGAGCGCTCCAGCTATCTTCTCTGGGTCCGCGCCATCCACTGGTGATGTTGGTTCAGATGCAGGCATCATGGACATCATGAGCATTTCCATGTGCATTCGTACATGCTCGTCAATCAGCATCTGTGTCTGAGGATCGAGCGCATCGTACTCTTCACCCTTACGGAAGCGGTTATGCTGTGCCACATGCACTTCATGATTGTAGAAGTCTCTGACGATAGGAGAATAGTCCCCCTTACTCCATTGACCATTCTCGTTCATGGCCTGCTGTACGTCCTGTTCGAGTCCGTCGTACAGTTCATCCGTGATACCGAGTTCCAACATGCGGATGATGAGGTCCTTGTCCATTTGAGGATTAAGGACGCCCAGTTTCACTAGCTCAACAATATATGCCTGCCTTGCAGATTTGGAAAGCTGTGTCAGACTCATGTCGTCCATACGGATGTCACATGATGTGAGCTCGCTGCCCTTGAATGTAACAGCTTCGGTGCGCTTGTTACGGCCCACTACTTTGACAGTGCGCTCGATTGTGTACTTGTACTTGATCATCTTGATGCAGTAAGACAGATACTTTTGCTTGTATCTAGCATACTGAGAGATATTCGGACCGAGCTTGGTATCGTCCTGATCCTGAAGCATTTGGATTGCCACACCGCTTGTTACTCCAGTTGGAGTCGCGCCATGGCTTACTTCCTGTTGCCCAGAAATAAACATAAACTCTTCAAGGCATCGTTCAACATTCTTTTCTACGTCAGCACCCAGAGATGTGGGCTGAGACATATTTGGGGGATTAAATCCCTTCTGATACATGATAATCCCACCGGGCATGTTGGTGATGTCATATCCCTCGATCAGGCTGCCCGATTCGACTACCCATTGAGGATTAGCCATCAAGTTCTTGTTCTCTTGGATCTGTGACCGGGACTTATTGTATTCGCGCTGTACTGGCATAAGTTGCTCAACCACAGAACTTCCGATGATTTTACCCGGAATATTGATGTGCTTCATTTCAAAGATGGGTATCTCTCGCTCGCTCTTGTCCTCAGGACCGAACCCTATATCTTCGGAGTAATGAAGCTCTTTGCCACCACCCGTAGTGATCCTGCGTCCTTGTGGGTACTTCAGCGATGGAGACTCCCACATTTCGCGTACCATGACCATGTTCTTGACTTCGCCTGCACCGCCTGTGCTTGAGCTGAATAGACCTCCAGATGTCAAACTTCTCAGCTTCCCATCATAGAGGTTGGTCACTGTCATACCTTCGTCTGCGGTCACCTCAACTCCGTATGTCATCTGCACATAGTCGACGGTCCTTGGGCGCTCATGAATTACCCACTGCACATCTTTCCATCTGCTTGCAGCCGGGTCCCACTTAACCTCGAACAGACTCATGATTTCCACATCGATGTCACCCTCGCGGATCTGCTTACCGTTTTCAGTGGCAAGGACAGTTCCCTTGTTTGGGTTCCACAATGGCTTGATGAATCCAATACGTGTCGTAAGAGCCCATAGGATTGCCTCTTGGTCTTGTTCTTGCAGTTCCAGATCATACTCAAGCCACTCAACCACCTTTTCAGCCAACCTTGCAGCGCGAATATCCTCATCCTCTGTCGAGGCAGGCACGACTGTCTTGGTTAGTTTGTTGCGGGTGATCTTGGCAAGTTCTGTACGAACTATAGGCATGATGCGATTGGCGGTGTACTGGACCTGCCAATCTTCCTTAGGCAGGGGAACGACAGTCTTTGCCGTCCGGCTGACAGCAAGCCATTGCTTCCCGGCGTAATACGCAAGCTGAACGTAGGAGTTGAGATCCTCGTCCGAGTGTGCTCCTTGCGTGGATCTGTCCTCTACAAGCGTCACACGCTCTTGCTGCTCTGGTGATTGGATGTCTTCATCCCTGATGGGAAGTTCTCTCTTAGGCATGATTGTCCTCCTTAGTCAAGGATGCTTGGTTGATTTCGCTTGTCATCACCGAATTCAAATCCCTCAGGAATGATGGCTACGACTTTGCATCCATCTACATCAGGCATGAGTTGTGCTGTGCATCCGATGGCCCTCAGGACAGGTTCTTTATCGATGAAATTGTTGATGGCCTCTCCGTCATTGCGTGCAACTGTGCGAAGTGAAATGTTCCCATATCCACCCTCATAGATGCTGACTGTTGCCCCCACCCCTTGTTCAGATATAAGTTGTGCTATTTGGGCGTCTCTTGCGGCAATTATCTCTCTTAAACTAGCTAATGTTTCTGCCATGTGTCCTCCTATACGGGCGTTAAGCCCTCCATCTTATTTGGTTTGGTTTTTGGTTGTCTTGGTTCTTGGCTCATCGCCTTGTACTCTGGCAGGGAAGCACTCTGGATTCGGTCCATTAGCTGCTGCCGTTCTTCTCGCGATGCGATATCTCGTTCTGTGAGCGTCTTTACAAATGCCTTTGTTTGGCTGTTGTACGCAGCCAAACAGATCACATTCAGAATGAAAAACATGATTAATCCTATCCAATACTCGATCATACCTGTTTCAGCCCTCCTCCTCGTTTTGGCTTGGATAGAGATGCAAGCTTTTCCTTTACTCTCTTGTCCAAACTGTGGCCGTGCTCATCCTCTGGTGGTTTGGTGTTGGTGTAGTAAATAAATCGGTTAAGAGCCTGTGTAGTGCTGTCTACCTCGTCGTCATGTGCTCCGTTCGGGAAAGCACACATCTCGTCCATATACTCGACTACCCATGGCGCTATTGATGCATCCGGCAGGTACACGTTGCCACTCTCAAAGGCAGGTGCCACAGCGTTTGCTCTAGCTATCTTTCCTCCATCCGGCTCCACGGCTACCATGCCGGGGATCTTAACCTGCAGCATTTGGATGACGGCAGATCCGTTTGCTTTGTCCTCTACGAGTTTAAGCAATGCTCTGGGCCATTTAGCTGACATCTGTAGTATAGCTGACATTGTCTCAACGATACCCAATCGCTCCTTAATACGGTCGAGCAAGTAGTAGTTTGAGCCTACTCTGCCCCACACTTGACCAGTTACATAGTCGCTGTCGTCCTTGTCCTTGAACGTGCAGTCCCATGATTGGATCACGTCGTCAAACTGTGTCGGCAGCCTCTCGAAGTTCTGCAGCGTAGGTGAATGGTTTTCGTCAGTTATAGGATCGCGCGTGTAGAACTTAAACCAGCGACGTTTGAATATGTTGCCCTCTTGGGCTGTTGGATGCCCTTGGTACAGCGCTTGCCATACCCGGCTGCCTTCCTTGGTCTCATAAACCTTCTTGAACTTACGCATCCACTCGGTATCTTTGCCAAGCACAACGCCAAGCGCTTCACCCGGTTCTCGGAAGACAGGATCATCATCCTCTGCTTCACACGGGATGTTGAGGACCTTGACTACAGATCCCTCGTTTTTGATCATACGAGCGACAAGATCATCCTCATGCCATCGTGTCATGATAACGATTGTCTTGCCCTTGGCGCTGAGACGGGTCCTGATCGAGTTCAGCCACTCATCCCAGACTCGTTCACGATAGATCTCTGATTCAGCCTCTTGACGATTCTTTACAGGGTCATCAATGACGATAAGATCTGCAGGATTTCCTGTAATAGCACCACCGACACCCTTGGATAACATGCCTCCGACACCGTTATCAAGTTCCCATTCAGTCGTGCTGCCAGTTGACTTGGATAGAGAAATGTCAAAGAACTTCTGGCCAAACTCGATGATCTTCTCGCGGTTCCTGCGGCCAAACTTCTGGGCGAAGTCATCGTTATAGCTGACCTCAATCACTCGGCGAGTCTTATGCTTTCCTATGTACCACGATGGCAGAGTCTCTGTGAGGCTCATAGACTTACCGTGCTGCGGAGGTAGGCTGATGCAGAAGATTGTATACTCCGTCTGTGTATCCTCAAGAAAAGCCTGTACTTCATCGCACAAGAACGTCAAATAAGGAGCGGATATCCACCGTCCTCTATGTACGTATTTGACGTACCTCCAGTATCTAATGTTTGCCAGTTGTCGCTCTACCTGCTGCAGAGATATCATCAAGTCTCCTTGCCACTATTGTAGATAGCTTCGATCTGAGCGAGCTGCTCTTCTGATAGGTTCGTCTCTACCTTGACTTCAATTGGATTGCCGGGTTGACCACCGACATTGACATTCTTCTGATCGATGTATCCCTTGGCATTGTTTGTGACGTAGAACTGAGCACCGCTGTTGTTACCAACGCGAGCGAGCCTGCGCTCCCACTGAGATAAGATCTTGAGCTTTGCCTCTTCGATAATCTCGTCAAATCCATCCCGCTCTTGATAATTAAGGATAGACTGTCTGCCTCCACGCAGGCCAATGTGCAGCGCGAGATCCGTGAGCGTGTATGGAATGGGATCTGGGACTTCGCTCACGATGGCGTTTGCTCCATCACCAAGCAGCTTATCTGTCCTGTTTGTGTCGCACGCCTTAAAATAAGAGTCAATTCTTTCCTGTAATTCCTCTGGCGTCTTGATCTTATACTTCCCTAGACACCTAGAGTTATCCTTACCAGTTTCTGACATATTAAATACCTCCTCACTCCCTAGATTATAGTCATTATGCGTGTCCTATCCTGCAACCGAGGAGGATTATGTAGCTATGGCAACCAACCGCAGAAACGCTATTGACCCTTTTCGGGTCATGTTGTATAATTGCCTCAAGGCCCATTATAATCGTTGTCGCCCTTGAGGCAGAAAGAGAGCAAATTATGTGTGATACAAACTGTGTAGACTGCAAACGGTATTACTCATGTAAATCTGAAATGAAACTAGAAGAGGCAATAAGAGATTTTTGGTTAAACGAACGCGAGGCAAATGAAGAGGTCGAAGAACAATAAGTCGCCTGAGGGCAGAAGGAGCGCATTATGAAGACAATCACACTCGAAGAGGCCATCCACCTGATCCAACACAGGAACGGTCCGCACAAAACTCAATACATCCCGGTTTCCAATCGCTCAACTCAGGTTTATCAAATTGAAGGTACAGATATCCAACTCACCCTATGTTGTAAAGAGTATTCTCACACATGGCAGACATGGAAATACTGGCTTGAGGACTCAAACACAGGAAACACCTACATGGATATCCGCTATCTCAAGAGGCTACTTAAACGCAATCAGATTGAGGGCAAAAAATGGGGAGATCTAACCAAGTCACAGCAGACGGCATTCCTTGCAAAATCCAACGTGTCCGACACAGGCAAGAGTGGGAAATTCCTCGTAGACTCCGGTAAATACACGGTCTCCGGGACAGTCATTGAAACCGAGTATGAAACATTGATTGAAATTAATGATGACGCAGTTATCTATGATCCAGCGAAGTGAAGGAGGTAGTCATATGAATAAGCAATTAGTTGCAGCAGTTAACAGGTCAAACCAAGTTAAAAACAACATGATGACAAATCTATCTTATGCCCTCAAGTTCAATCAATCAAGCGTGAACGAACTCTACCACCAGATTAAAGGCCACATAACAGGAGTTGTAATCGCACTCAATGGTTACTGCTACGGAAGCGATGATGTCAAATTTCTTGGTGATTGGCGAGATAGCGCAATCGATGACCTCGAAATTCTTAGATGGAGGTAGCCGAATGAAAAGGTGCAAATGTGATCCATCAGACCGCCGGGTGTTGTTTTTGAATCTGAACGGGCAGAACCTGTACATGTGCTGCAAGTGCGGTAGGTACCACGACTCAAGACAAAGAGAGTCATCAATCGTGTTCTGGTCCATCTTCTGGGGGGTATTCGTTTCATTCTTAATTTTACTAGCAGATTAAATTTCAAATAAAAAAGCACCTTTTGCAGGGTGCTTTTTTCCATTATGTTCACACGTTCTCAGGTATCTTTTTGGGTCATGTTTGGATTTCCTCTTGGCCTACGTGGGATGCAATTTCGTACTAGTTTGCGGTGGATACATCCCACGGAGCAGAAGCATTCATCAGCCATCTCACGAAGGGTCATCGTCTTTGCCATCTGCCTCAGTTTACGTTCTGACACTACAACCTCGTCAAGTACAGTCCATCTGTAACTTATGATCCTGCGATTGATTGTATCCCGTGTCAGGCCTGTCTCCAGAGACAACTCATCCAGTGTAATCTTCTCAATGCAGTGTTTATGCCACAAGTATCTAGTCAACTCCATCTGTACCCCCGTTTATCATTTGTATCAATCCAAATGAGAAGCGCTAACTCTCTTAGATAGGAGATCTGCTCTTTGGATTGAGTTCTTTATACCTTTTTGATCAATCACGGTGATGAAATATGTGCTCTTGCTGACGACTGTTGAGTTCCCAGTATAACATGCCTTATCCTTGGAACTAAACCGGATCTTCGTACCCGGAACCATGTCTTTATACAGCATCCTTTTGCAACCTCTCAATCAACCAGTTCAGATGCAATCTTGCTTTGAGCAGATCCTCTAATCCACCTTTATTCTTCCACCTGCAGACGTAATTGATTATTTTCCCGGTCATATATGCCTCTTCAGGATTAAGATCCGCGTGTCTGAGAACAGATAAAACAATTTCAAACACTTCATCCTTTACTAAGTCGCAGCAAGTTGTCTTAATCTCATGATTAATCTTCCTATCCTCTTTAAATACCTCGGCAGCATTCACTATTCTCACCTCTCTCGGAACGGGATCAACTCTTGCAGGCATCTCTTTCTCCTCTTTCGCTTCTTCCCAATTCTTATACGTCCACTGTGTCAAATTTTCCGTAGAATAGCATATATCACACGGAGAAACTTGATTTGATTGATACAGATAAAGACAAGTTATACAACTTATATCTGTCGGACCAATTGACTTATAATATCGTGGCTTCTCGGCAGTGTCACATTGGCTGCAAGGCGTTTCATCTTTGTTGTTTTTGAAATTCAAACAAGTTGAACAGCTATATTTGGCTCTCCAATTTTTGTACGGCTCAGGATCTTCTGGGTTTGTTACACATCCTTGGCAAGGCATTTGGTTTTTAGGTACCTTTTCATATCTGCAACCAAAACAATTTCTTTTTATCATCTGCGTATATCCTTTCTCATGAGGTGACCCGTTTCCATGTCAGGTCCGAACCGGGTGTCAGGTTTGTCGGACCATATCTTTAATTTCTTGCCACACTTCTTGTTGGTGCAGGCACCGTTTTTGATGATGGAATTACAAGTCTTGCAGAACTCTATCATTCTCTGACCTTTCCCCCGTTGTCCCACGTTACCTCATAGACTCGTAGGCAGGTCTTGCAGTCACATTGGGCCGTCACAGCCTCAAGCCCGTTTATATCCGTTGTATCAATCCCGCAAAGTGTCTTTGACATCCACTCATCTTCGATATGTACTTTACGCTTATGTTTTCTCGGAGAAATTATGATATTTCTAAACCCAATATCATCCGTTACCATCATGCCGTCTTACCTCCTTGTTGCAGATCGATGTTAAACTTCTTGGCAGCCTCCACTAGCATGTCCGTCTTGAAGTCACTCTCTGACTGCATCACCTTCCACACATGCTCGTTGCATAGGTTGATGACCTTCTGCAGGCGTTTGGCTCTCCATCCGTAGCACTCAGCCATAACCAGTGAAAAGGCAGCCATCACAATTTCGATAGTCCTCGCTATTGTGTTGTCCTTTTCCATCTTCCGGCGCATGTCATAGTACGCACGATTCGATGCCACCAGTTCATCCTTGGTCATGATAATCGGCTTCTCTTCCTGTCTGCGCCGTTCCCGTCTCTCATTCTTCCCCATCCTGATCTCCCTTCGTACTCTCTGTAATTTATGACACGTTTACTATTGCAATATTTGTTTTCCCAATTTTAATTACATCATTTCGTTTGACTTCAAAATTAAAATCATCCACTATAGTATCATTAACAAATACCGCATTTTGTGTAATTAACCGTCTACATTCGGCGTATCCTTTTACTAATCCTAAATCAAACATTGCTTTTTTTATGTTCATATTTTCTCCCTTCAATTCTTCGCAATCGAACGCGTTTATTCAGTTGTCTTCATGTATTGATTTTATTCCTGCAATAGTAGTTGATTCTGCAATACATGTTTTGTTGGTACATGTAGGAGCCTCTTCAAAGTTGTCACACTCACGACAGGTGGCTTTATCAACAAATCTATGTTTACTTCTCTCTGATATAATTGCTTTCGGACAACTTTGTTTAACAAATACTAATACAATTCCTGTGCTTTCAATATGCTTGCATTTATGAGCCTTAAGATATTTTCTCACCTCTCCACCTCCGCATCGTTCCCGAAAATCGCATTCAGATCAAGAGGAACAAAGTCATTTGCTTGTTTTGCTTCCTGCACAGCTTTGTAGTCGTGTTCTTGTTCTGCTGCTTCCGCGACAGTTTTCCAATCCATCTTTGATCCGCAATGTGGACAATAGTTTTGAATGAAGGAATCTTTTGTGAGGATTGATTTCATACAGTTACATAGGTATAAATTGGTTATTTTTGATTTTTTCGGAACCACGACCTTCGGCTCTTTACACCTTGACTCACACAACTCCCTGTTTAGATTACGGATGTATTCCATCATCTGTTTGCTGTCAGATATAAGCCGGTTGATTAAATCCATCGTGTCTTTGTTAACTGATTCAAGTTTGCATATAAAATCATCTGTGATGTTCATACCTCACGTCCTTTCACTGCATCCATTAGCTTAATTCCTGGCTTTCTTGACATCCTCGACAGTGTTTCCCTGTAATGTTTTCTTGCCTCTTTTGTCATTCTCTGGGTACATTCGCTTTCATCTGGTTCTTCCATGTCTTTAAACATGTTTTCAGCTTCTTCCTCGGTAGTTGAAAATCTGATGTTTCCGTTTTCATCTGTATCAATCATTCACCTCACGTCCTTTCACTTATTCGAATTTTTCGCCACAGCAGAAACAATATTTTTGACCTGCATCAAGCAAAAATGTTCGACAATTCGAGCAATACGGTAAATCAGTTTTAATAGGCTTATCAATTTGCATATTATGTCCACATAGTTCGCAAGTTGCATATTTATAATTACCAAACAACCTGTTTTTCATTTTTATCGCTGCCATAGTTTATCCACCTCTCTTGCGTACTCCACCCGGTTTATGAAATTCGTTCTCCTAGTTTATCAATCCATCCGCATACATTAGCATCATAAAATATTTCGCAATCGATATCTTCATCTTTCGCTAACGCTATAGAGCAATTACCGTTCATTAATCGATATGAACACTTTTCATTTCCACATTGATTTCTCATGATTTTTCCTCCTATACCAAACATTAATCCAAATAATGAATAGCACTAGACAAATTAGGTACATTGAGGCGAAGAAAACGTCTGAATTGTGGAATCCCTTAATCAGTTTTTGGTTGTAATAGATTGCGACTACCGGGATATCTAACCACTTCATAAATCTGTCGATCATCAGTACACCTCCACAATTCTCATCATTGGAAATTGATGCTCAAACAGTCGTTTTTTTAACCTGTAAATATCTGTCAAAAACCCTTTACAGTCAATCACATCAGAGGTTCCATCCAGTTTAAAAACAACGAAGTCCGCCTTATAAATAATCACAGTACCATCACCATCCTGAAGAATGAACTCAGGTTGCCGACAAAATCCCTTGATGTCTTTTGCGGCAAGTCTTAATTTTAGATCTGAGTAGTAGTTTGCCTCTTGAAGAGAGTGAAACTTGACACCGTCGATGATAGTCATCTTCGATTTGTACTTTGATGGCACTTTGCTTGACTCTGTGACTGATTTTGATGCCTTAGACGTGTCTGTATTCGTTTTCGATTTATTTGAGCCCACAATCGATTCTAGACCCATAAATTTTCGATATTCAATTAATGTCATCCGGTCTGTGTTAACTGGTTTATCCATTGATCCCATAGTTCCCCCTAACCATCTTTACGATATCGTCGATCTCGTTTTTCAGCGCGTCCCACGCAAAAACATTGAAATTTAACGCTCCGTTTCGAGTTGTTACAAACTGAACTTCACCGTTCTTAATCGCGTAAAATGCGTCTAAATCAGGTATCATGGACTGGATCACCGTGTATTTCGCTTTTTCGAGTTTGTCCGCTGTTCTTGTCAAATCCATTTCAAAAACTCCTTATGCAACTTTTTCCAAGTCCTCTTCTCGCCCATTCGATTGTCTTTGGTGTTGTCATTTCTGAAATTTTATACTCTCGTAGTTCTTCCGCGTCATTTTTAAAAACTATCTGACCTAGAATGTTAACCCTTCGTTCTAAAATCATATCCTTCGTAAGTCTTGCTATACGCCCACTAATACCTTCACCGCGATCACAAATACATCTCATACAGGATATCGTTCCTCTTCTTACTTCTACTTGTGCAAACCCCGAACCGCCACAAGAATCACACCCATTTGAAACGACATCCTGAGATCCACCTGCAACTGTGTTTTTGCTTAAATAATTTAATAAATCAGCTATTTTAGGTTTCGTTGTCATTTCTGTGGCGGCCCTATTCACTGCGTTTCTAAACTCAATTTCATTAAATTTTTGGAACTGTTCAAACCAATAATCATAAACACTTGGTGGGAATCCACCGAAAGCAGCATTTAAGTTAAACATTTGTTGTCTGAATTCTTCATTTGTCATACTTCCTCCAAAATCCTTCGGGATCTTTATTGAGTTCATCCTTTTTAAATGGTTTCGATACAATTGGTTTTACCTCTTCAGCCGCCAGTGAATTTTCTTTTGGGATCCACTCGGAAGCTTCTTTTTGTTCTTTTGCTTGCCACGAATTACTTTCTTTTAATGCGAATAAACCCTTCCAGCTACACATAATTGACTTGTTTATAATTTTTATTTTAATATCGTTGTCATCTGTTAACCTATT